GGGCCTTTGCTGGTGGCCGGGTCGCCGACCTGCTCACAAATCACCACCGACTCGCCGAGTTTTACCAGTTTCGCCAGGTAACCTTCCGCGGCGTGGTAAGGAATCCCACACATCGGAATCGCCTGCCCCGCCGATTGCCCACGGGCGGTCAGGGTGATGTCCAGCAACTTGGCGGCCTTCTTCGCGTCTTCATAGAAGATCTCGTAGAAGTCGCCCATGCGATAGAACATCAGCTGGTCGGGGTGCTGGTTCTTCAGGCGCCAGTACTGCTGCATCATCGGCGTGTGGGAGGACAGATCGGAGAGCGCTTTATTCATCGGATATAGGCAAATTCGTTGAAAGGTGTGGGGCAAAGGAGGGGCATCGGCCCGGCTTTTCCGCGATGGGCGCAAGGTTACCATGGGCGGTCCGACCTACGCAGGCGTGAAAGCCTCAAGGCAAAGTATTCGTGGTCTATGCACAAATTATGCAATTTGGCATTTGTCTTCCGAAAAAAGATCAAGCACTATGCGCGTTATGCAAAAACGCAATGTTTCTACCGTCTTAAGAGCGCTGCTCGACCAGCACGGAATCTCCCCCACGGAGCTTCACCGTCGCACCGGCGTGCCTCAATCCACTCTCTCGCGCATTCTCAGCGGGAAGATCGTCGACCCTTCGGATAAACATATTTCGAAGATCGCCGAATACTTCGTCGTGAGTACCGATCAGTTGCGGGGCCGCGCGGATGTCGCGCCGGCCGCCAGCGCCGGGCGCGATGAATTGCATTCGGAACTCAAGGACATAAGCCTGTGGGATGACGATACGCCCGTCGATGACGACGAGGTGTCGGTTCCCTTTCTTCGCGAGGTTGAATTGGCTGCTGGATCAGGAAGATTCGTCATCGAAGAGAGCGAGCGCTCTAGCCTGCGCTTCGGCAAGCGTAGCTTGCGCCACAACGGCGTGCAGTTCGACCAGGCCAAATGCGTGACCGTGCGCGGCAATAGCATGTTGCCGGTGCTGCGTGATGGCGCCACGGTCGGGGTGAATGCCGGCAAATGCGGGATTGGCGACATCGTCGACGGCGACCTGTACGCCATCAATCACAATGGCCAGTTGCGGGTGAAACAGCTTTATCGCCTGCCGACGGGGATTCGCCTGCGCAGCTTCAATCGCGATGAGCATCCGGACGAGGACTACAGCTTCCAGGAAATCCAGGAAGAACAGATCGTCATCCTCGGTCACGTCTTCTGGTGGGGCATGTACGCCCGTTAACCTCATCGCTGTCAGATAAAACCCGCCCATCGGCGGGTTTTTTTTCGCATGTCGAAAACCGCCAACGCCTTTGTCTGCGGGGCTTTAATGCATTCGTGCATTTCTAGCGCATAAATAAATGCATTTATGCATTGACTGTGTATGCATCCATGCATATTCTTTGTCTCAAGCGGCCCAACAAGGCGGCTCGAAACGAAGCTCTTTAGTTCCATCACAAAGGCAGCGATGAACCGGCCTCAACGGTTCAGAGGGTTGGCAACTGACCCGGGTGTGCAGCGTAAAGCACCAGAAGCAGTTATCCGGCGGGCAGGGACCGCGGTCGGAAAAACAATCTGAATGGACTCGTACCGCGCCAGTAGCGCCGAAAGGTCAGCTTCCTTTTTGTACACAGGATTAAAGGAAGGCGAAGGACCGCATTACTGAAAAGCCCGGCCAATGCCGGGCTTTTTGGAATGCCTACCTCAAGAGACATCGCTTGAATCCAACACATATCACTCATCAATCACCCCCTGGAGGCGTGACATGACAAACGAGCAACAAGCGTTGCTGGACATGCCGATCTGGCTGGTCATCCTCCTCGCCGTGGTGGGTGGGGTGTCCGGCGAAATGTGGCGCGCCGACAAGGAGGGCGCCCGTGGCTGGTCATTGCTGCGGCGCCTGGCGCTGCGCTCCGGGGCCTGCATGATCTGCGGCGTCTCGGCAATCATGCTGCTGTACGCCGCCGGCGTGTCGATCTGGGCTGCAGGTGCCTTTGGCTGCCTGACGGCGATGGCAGGGGCGGACGTGGCCATCGGGCTTTATGAACGCTGGGCCGCCAAGCGGATTGGCGTTTGCGAAGTGCCGCCGCGCGATACGTCTCAGGATCATTGAGAGCCCAACCTGAAGGAGCGTCAACCTCAGTGCATACCGCACTGGTCCGCAAGGACGCGGATTTCCCACGGCCAGTACCGTTCACTCAAACCCGCCGCCGCGGGTTTTTTATTGCCCGGTGAAGAATTATGAAGATCACGGCTCTGATCACGCAGCTGCGTGAGCAATGCCCAACCCTGGCCAATCGCATCGCGGCCGGCATCGACCTCGCCACGTTGCAAGCCAACACCCCGCTGCAAACACCTTGCGCTTATGTGGTGCCGATTGCCGATGTGGCGAGCAAAAGCCTTGCGCAAAACATGATGCTGCAACCAATCCGCGACCGCTTCGAAGTCACCCTGGTACTCGACACCACGGACGCCACAGCAGCGCTGGATCAACTGCATGACCTGCGCGCCGAGTTGTGGCGCGCACTGGTGGGTTTCAAGCCCGGCAACGACTACAGCGCCATCGCCTACGACGGCGGCGAACTGGTTTCCATCAACAGCAGCCGCGTGCTGTATCGCCTGCGCTTTTTTGCTGAATTCCAACTCGGCCGCAATCTGCCGGGTCAGCCGGCGGAGAGCTGGCACGAGCGTGAACTGGACGGTTTGTCGTCCTTTACCGGGGTCACCGTGCGGGTCGATGCGATCGATCCGGCGGACCCCAATCTGCAACGCCCAGGCCCCGACGGGCGCCTGGAACTGACTTTCTCTGGAGACGTAACCCCATGAGCAAACGCATCACCGTGCTGCCGGCCCCTGGCCGTGCCGTGCCGGACCCGGAAGCGGGCGATCTGTTGCCCCTTGAGGGCCGTGAAGTGCCGGACAACGCCTGGTGGCGTCGACGTCTGGCCGATGGCGATATCACTACCAAGGCCGTGAAAGCGGCGAAACCACAGGGAGCCAAATAATGGCGATCGGATTCAGCAACATCCCCGCGGACATTCGTGTTCCGCTGTTCTACGCAGAAATGGACAACTCGGCGGCCAATAGCGCGTCGTCGGCCATGCGCCGTCTGATCGTCGCTCAGGTCAACGACAACATTGCACCGGCTGACGTTGGCAAACTGGTGTTGGTGTCCAGCGTCGCGCTGGCCAAAAGCATTGGCGGCCAGGGCTCGATGCTCGCATCGATGTACGAAACCTGGCGCAAGACCGACCCGATCGGCGAGATCTGGTGCCTGCCGCTGCACAACACAGAAGGCAGCATTGCCAAAGGCGTGTTGACCCTGACCGGTGCCGCGACTCAAAGCGGTGTGCTCAACCTGTACGTCGGCGGCGTTCGTGTTCAGGCGGCGATCGTCAACGGTGCCACCGCGGCGCAAGCGGCCACCGCCCTGGCGCTGAAAATCAACGCCAGCACCGATCTGCCGGTCACTGCTGCAGCGGTCGAAGGTGTAGTCACCCTGAGCGCCAAATGGACTGGCGACAGCGGCAACGACATCAGCCTGCAATTCAATCGCCTGGGCAAGAGCAACGGCGAAGAAACCCCGGCAGGCCTGACCTCGGCAATCACTGCCATGACCGGCGGCGCCGGTGTGCCAGATCAAATGGCTGCCGTGGCGGCGCTGGGCGATGAACCGTTCGAGTTCATCTGCATGCCATGGTCGGATCTGTCGACCCTCAACACCTGGCAAGCCGTCATGGATGACAGCACCGGTCGTTGGTCCTGGGCCAAGCAATTGTTCGGTCACGTCTACAGTGCCAAGCGGGCCAGGCGCGTAACGATCAGCACATGACCATTCAGGCGCTGGAACCGGGCGTGCCGCAACCGTTCTGGGTGCAGGCCGCCGCATTGGCTGCGCGCACCTCGGTATTCATCTCTGCCGACGCCAGTCGTCCGACTCAAAGCGGCAGCCTGCCCGGTCTCGACCCGGCACCGGCCAGCGAGCGTTTCACCCTGACCGAGCGTCAGTCGCTGCTCAACTACGGCATCGCTACCGCGTACTACGAAGGCGGCAATGTACGCATTCAGCGTTCGATCACCACCTATCAGAAAAACGCCTACGGTCAGGCAGACAATTCCTATCTGGACAGCGAAACCATGCACCAGTCGGCGTTCATCGTGCGTCGTCTGCAAAGTGTGATCACCAGCAAATCCGGTCGCCACACACTGGCCTCCGACGGCACCCGTT